CAGCCGGGAGTGCTTTGAGTGCGGCGGCCACACTGACCTCGGTGCAAACGCAGGCCGTGCGCGCCGCCGATTGGGCAGAAAAAATCTCAACCACGGTGGACGGTACTGGCTACTCCGCCAAGCACTGGGCGAGCGAGGCAGCGGGGTCCGCCGCCGCCGTGACGTCGAACACCGTGATTCCGGCCGATGTGTTTACAGCTACTGCGGGCCAGACCGACTTCACGATCTCGCGTTCAATTGGCTACCCCGGCGCGATTATGGTCACCGTGGCAGGCGTGCCGCAAGCACCGATTGATGCCTACACGGTGCTCAACAGCACGACGCTGCGTTTTAGCTCCGGCCTCGCAGCGGGCGTGGGCATCAGCGTGCGCTACCTGGACAAGGAAGCGCAGTCCGGTGCGGCTGTGGCCCAGGAGTGGGCCAGCAAGACGGGCGGCACGGTTTCTGGCTCCACTGAATACTCGGCCAAGAGCCATGCACAAAACGCATCGGCCAGTGCAGTCCCCGCTACCCAACGCTCAGGAGACGCCGCTGCCTCTGCAAGCGCCGCCGCAGGCTCAGCCAGCACCGCGTCCACCAAAGCAACCGAGGCGAACGCCTCAGCAGGCAATGCCGCCACCTCTGCTGCCACGGCCGTGACCAAGGCCAGCGAGGCTTCGAGCTCGGCGGCCAATGCCGCCAGTTCAGCCAGCACTGCGGCCGGATCAGCTTCGAGCGCATTGGGATCGGCCAGCACATCAGCTACCCGGGCCAGTGAGGCCGCAGGATCGGCCGCAACGGCCAGCACCAAAGCTACAGAGTCGAGCAGTTCAGCGTCGAGTGCTGCAGGGTCTGCCAGCGCAGCCAATACTTCAGCCTCTCAAGCCAACAGTTCCGCAAGCAGTGCTTCAGGCAGTGCGTCCACCGCGACCAGTGCGGCCAACAACGCCCAGACCTATGCCACCCAAGCGCAGGCCGCAGCCGCAAGCGCCTCCGGCTCAAACGTCGCGCCACAGGTGTTTGCCGGCAACGGCAGTGCCACCGACTTTGCGCTGGCCACCGCTTCTTCCAGCGTCCACAAACTCATCGTGTCGGTGGCCAATGTGGTGCAGGACTCCCTGGATGCTTATCTGCTCATCAACAGCGGTGCAACGCTGCGCTTTAGCGCAGCACCCATCAACGGCTCACGCATTGTCGTGCGCTACATCTAAGAAAGGACCCCACTCATGGCCATCACCAAAATCCCTTCCGCAGGACTGGAAGACACCGGCGTCGGCGCAGGCACCGTAGGTTCGGCCTCACAAATCCCGATCATCACGGTCAACGCGCAGGGCCAAGTCACAGCCAAAGGCACGGCTGCACTGGATCTGTCCAGCAAAGTCAACAAATCAGGCGACTCGATGAGTGGGAACTTGACGATGTCAGGCTCGGCCAACGTGGTGTCCTCGCGAGGTGGTGACGACGCTCGCAACACCGGCTTCAAAATGGCAGACGGCCAGGACCTCGGTGAGATGAACCGAAACAACCAATACATTGATAACCGAGTGAACAACTGCAACGGCTACCTCAACGCAGGCAACTGTGCAGGCAACTTGCAGTACGCGCCGCCTAACGGCAACTGGTGGGAGTGGTACTCGGGCAAGTCGCCTCAACCTGCATGGGCCAACAATGGCTCATACGACGGTGCTGGCGGCACAACGTACTCATACAACGCTGTGAGCGTCGGCTTGAACTACGCGGCCTACGGCCTGAGTGCTGATGAAATTGGCGGCTCTGAGTACACAAGGACGTTTACCAACTGCAACTGCGGTGCGTTCAACTGTCGTACCAATTGCAACTGTAATTGCAACTGCGCCTGCTCTAAATAAAAAGACTCTTTATGAAAAAAATTAAATTCACTAATGCCGTCTTTGCACATACAGGCCCGATAACAGCAAATCATGTGGTTCGTTTAGAAGTTGTTAATGCAGTTTTAGTAGCTCGCTACTTTTGCACACAAACAGTAGATTTAAATAGTGATCTTGATGTCCAGCTAAGTCTGCCTGCTTTTGATCCAACAACAACGCCTTTGTTGCGTCAGATCGTGAAAGAAGGTCTTTACATTGCAGGCGCGGCAGTAACCACCGAACCTACATTCCAAGATAGCTTGTTTCAGGAAGTGGGTCGGCACATTTTTCGCGCCCCGCTGCTCGCAAATACAGTGTTGGGTCATTGGGAGCGTCAAGACTTTTCCGCCTTTGCTTTTCCGCTTGATACGGCACGGGCTGTCTCTGAGCCTTACAGCCACTTTGCAGAAAGCGTGTCTGTCAAAGGCAAAGTCGGGCGCAACAGTACACTGCGTAACGCGCAGACGCTGTTCTTGATGTACGCTGATGAAGCCGCCGCTTCTATTGACCAGTGGACGCTGATTTACGTCCAATCGCCTTCGATTGTGCTAGAAGACACCACGCAAGGCGAGTGGGAAGTTGCACCGGCAGACTTTGACAGCTACGCTTTGCTACCTCAAGTAAGTCTAAGTGTTCCAGCCAATGTGGCTCCAGATGGCTGGGCTACGGTAAACGTAACGCTGAACCGCGATAACAAGCTATTGGCTTACGATGGCGAGCTGGTAATTGAGGCGGTCAGTGGCTACTTGCCTAAGCAGCGCTTACAAGTGCGCAACGGCACAGCGTCTTTTAGGGCTATGGCGTTGGGTCTTCAAAGCGGCGACGCTTTACGAGTCAAAGTAGGCACTCGCACGATTTCAGGGATGGCTTCGGCATCTATTGGGGTGGTATGAATTTGCCGCGCTTTACTGAACTGAGTCGGCAGTTTGATTTGAATCGTGCCGCCTTGCAGGTGCGCTCCCCAATTGAGCCGGGAGACGTGGTTCGCATAGTGCTTCCAGTGAGCAGCCAAGCACTAGCCGATGCAGCCACAGCAGCGCAAGCTGCTTACCCGCTGGGTCAGTTTGCTTCTGTGAGTGGGCAACAAAGCCGTGCTTATTATGAAAGCATCTCTTTGGCGTTCAATCCTGACTCGACTACTGACCCCTTGCACGGCACATTGGGTTCGGCTGCGCTAACTCCGGTAGAGCATTACTACGCTACGCCTGCTACCTTGGCAAAAATAGGGTCGTTGCGCGATTCTTACTACGACACCTACGGGTTTCGTTTGCCTACTACAGCAGCAAGTAAGGAGTTAGCGTTGCTGACTTCAAAGCTCAAACGCAGTCTGGTGCGCTCGCGCATGTCGGTGATGCGTGCAGGCAGCGCTGCGACTTCAGGGATGTATTGGGGTTGGCACAAAGACGAGAGTGTGTTTGAAAACCTGCGAATTAACATTCATGTGACGGACTCGCCTGACCACCGGATACAGGTTATGCGGGAAGACCGCAAGCCAGTGTCTATGGATGACACTGCTTTGACTGAGCACCGCTTTGAAGTGGGTTATGGCTATTCATGGGACACCCACTTGCCGCACAGGGCTTGTTCTGTCGGTGTGCCGAAGCAAGACCGCACTGCCATTGTTCTGGGGGTTTCTCCTTGGTTTGACTACGACGCTCAAGCCGATGCTTGGACGCCTAATGAATTTTTTGGTCTTAAGCATCCATTTGCCATGCTGCGCGATGGAGATGTACTGTGAACGAGTGGCCTTTGCAACCTGCTAAACATCAGGGTCGCTACGACGATTTGATCTATTGCCCGCTAGACCTGCCTTTGCCGCCAACAGTAGACGTGCCGCAGTTTTTGCAGTGGATGGTAAGCGTGCAAGACCCGCAAATGATGGCTACCAAAATTTCCTACGAGCAAGCACAAAAACGTCCGTATCCGTGGCTGTCGCGCCTTTTGAAAGACCCAACGCAGCTTAAAGAAGCTTTTCCTGAGCTTTACGACTATCTGCTGTTGTACCCGTTTGATGACCTGACATCCTTGATGTTTTTAGCGCAAGAAGGACACCAAGATGTTTTCACGCACTGTGATCCTGATGGTCTGCATGGGATGAGGCTGTACTTAACGGTCAAAAATTGCGAAGGGCTGCACTTTTTCAAAGCTCGCCAGCCTTTTGATCACTTTTCTACCTACTCGCGTAACGAAGCAGGCGAGACTGTCAGTGCTGACTGGGGTAAGTACTTTAAAACAGATGAGCCGACATACGCTCATCTTCCTGCGCCAACAAGATCATTTGTACTCAACAGCGCCAGAGCCGCACATGCTGTGGACCGCAACACTTGCGCGTTGGGTGAGCGTATTTGTGTGCTTGTTTTTGGAACGGCCAACGTCCAGCGACGGGACGCCTTGATTGAGCGCTCGCTCAAGCGTTACGGCGAGAACGCTATTTGGTACGACAAGGCCCTGTCATGAAGCTTACTGTTTGCTTGAAAATGTTTGTGGCCGTCCCACTGCTGCCGCTCTTTATTGTGTGGACGCTGTGGGGCGTTGCTGAGTGGCCGTTGGTGGTCGCGGCAGGCATCTTGTTGTACTACCCAGTGCAGCAACTTGGACAGGCCATTGGTTACCACAAGCTGTTTGCGCACAGGGCGTTTATCGCAAGGTCTTGGTATCCGTATGTGGCTTGTTTTTTCGGCTCGATTGCTTTTTATGGTGACCCATTAAGTGCGGCCATGATTCACAGAATCCACCACAGGTACGCAGACACCAGCAAAGACCCGCACTCACCCTCACATGGTCGCTTACACGCCTACATTGGATGGATGGCCACATACAAGCCAAACACCTCTGACGCAAGGTGCATTACCGACCTGCTGCGGGACTACCCTTGGATGATTACGTTTCGCAGATATGAGTGGCTGCTGCCTTGGGTCTTCCACGGGTCGCTGTTTGCCGTTTCACCACTTGTAAGCTGCGCGGTATTGATTGCTTGCCTGCTGTCTATTCACAACGCCTTAATAGTCAATGCGTTTTCACACAATCCAAACCTCAGTGGCGAGGATAAAGCGGGCAATTCCTTGTGGATGGCGCGTTGGGTAAACCCAATTTTTTTGCATAGACACCATCACACACACGGCAGCGCTGTTGATTATTCAGCGCAAGGTGTTACTGATTATTGGGCCAAGTTTATAAATCGTTTTCTTGCTATGCCTAGTACCAAATAAAGGGATTTCACCATGATGCCTAATTTTAATCTCCGAATGGACGGTAAACGAACCACAGCAGCGTACTACGTTGGGCTTGTGGGCGCTTTGTTTGCCGTCCCTAACGCCAGCCTTGGTTTGGCTTTAACCGCCTTGTGCGTCCATGTAGTCGTCGTCTCTTTGTTCTCTGCTGTCGTCCATCGCTACTTTTGCCACAGGGCGTATGAAGCTAATCCAACACTGATGTGGCTTGTTGCGTTTCTACCAGTGGCCTATGGCTATTCAACACCTGTTGGCTGGGCGGCATTGCACGCAGCGCACCATGCGTTTGCCGACACAGACAAAGACACCCATTTAAAGGGGTGGGCTGGCCTATTTACTGCCAACTACCGTATGCCGCCATTTAAGTTCGCCCGTGTGGGCAAGTGGTTTTACAGCCCTCGACATTCTTTCCTGTACAGCAATGCGCTTGGTGTTGTACTTGTTTGGCATTCCCTTTTGCTGCTTATATCTGTCGATGTGTTCCTATGGGTCGGCATGATGCCACTGTTCACACTTCATCTTTGCAACGGCCTACACCGCGTATTTAGTCACACAGGAGCGCAGGTTCGCAACCGTTGGTACTTGGAGTACATATGCCCAATGGGTGGCGAGTGGATACATGACGAGCACCACGACAATGCCCAAAAGCCAATTTTTTCAAACCGTTGGTACGAGGTAGACACGGGCGCAATGTTTGTACGTCTGTTTAGGACTACACCGTGATTCGCGCAGAAGTTGCAGGGATAGACACAGCCAACTACATTTATGACACTGGTCTAACGTTTGGTGCAGATTTAGGCCATGAAGTACTTGAACTGGCCATGACTAAGATTGACCTATTCCCAAAGCGCCACAATTACAACCGTGGTGACAAGCCAAAAGAATTAGTGAAACTGGTTGGTGCAGACAAGGCGCGAGAACTCTACAGGCGTGTAACCCAGATGGGGGCTTTGTGCGGCGGTGAACTCATCACATTTGACCAGCACTTTTTTCCAGATGCACTTAGCCAACAACTTATTGAGTCTGCACCGCAATGGTTGCAAGACCTCTCTGCTGGCGACCCGTCCACAATGCTACAGGTGTCAAGCAATGGCAACTACCTTGGCACGCACAAAGGTCACAAGCGCAAGGCATCCATGTTTATGTTGCTGCAAGGCGGTGGGCAGGAGACTAGGTGGTATCGGAATACAGAAGAGTTTGAGGTCATTGACCCATTGCGAATTCCAGACCACGACAAGATTGAACACGTTGTGACTGCAATCATGGAGCCGTGGCGCTGGTATGTGTTTAACCACTTTGAATGGCATTCAGTGCATAACTTTGCCGCTCAAAGCGTTCGCGTCAACATGGGGCTTGATTTCAACAATGTAACAGCCGCCGACATTGTTAAGCAGTTAGTTAAGCAAACAGCGTTAGCCTAGCTTATTGCGCTCAACGGCTTGATTTAATGATATGTCGTATGGCGCAATAGCCAGCATCAACAAAGCCTCGGTTCGTATAGGTTGCTGGCCCAGTACGCGTTGGTTAATTAATGTGTAGCGAGATAGGCAATGTTGAGGAATTACTTCAGCCACGCTGACTTGGTATTGGTTGAGTTTGTCTAAGCGAGCTTGAATAATGTCTTTTTTCCAGCGAGGTTTATTGGCCCGGACAGAATAAAAACCAGTATATCCATGAGATTCCATGTAATTTAAAGCTGTCTCAAAAGCTGACCCTAGCCCGGAGAGCCTACCTGAAAAAACACTTCCGGTGGGGCGATTACAGATCATAACTAAGGTGGATAACGGAGCATCCGGCCAAGGCCAGAAAGTAACAAAAGCAACAAGTATGTCTTTATTGTCAAAGGCACCAAAGCAAATACAGCCGGTATTAAGGTTTTTAGAAAAGGTCTGCGCATACGGAATAGCGTCAGGAAGTTTAGGAGATAACATTATTAAAGGCTGAGAATCAAATACTGATTGCACAGCTATAGCGTCATTTAATGTCAAAAGGCGAGTTTGCATACGTTATTATTCTATATGAAATAAAATATTGTTATTGCTTATAAAATAATGCAATGTTTTAAACACAGGCAATTAATGACCCAATTTAGAATTAAAACCCAAGCGCCAGATGGCAGTAAACCCGTTTTACTGTACGACAACCAAACCAGTAGCCTGACTTGGGAGAATGGACAGTCTGTCATCCCCGTGCAGCCGCGTGAGTACAAGACTGCTACAGCGGTGTCGGCGGATGAACCCGGACTGAAGAGCGCTATCAAGACGCTCAAGATCAGCATGGGGCTGTCATGTAACTACGAGTGTAACTATTGCTCGCAGCGCTTTGTTCCTCACGCTGAGTCCAGCAATCCCGGTGACATTGAGCCTTTTGTGGCACAGCTCACAGGGGCATTGACCCAAGCACCCCAGCGCATCGAATTCTGGGGCGGTGAGCCATTTGTTTACTGGAAGACGCTAAAGCCGCTGGCTGAGCGCCTTCGCAAGATGTACCCAGAGGCCAACTTCAACATCATCACCAACGGCACGTTACTTGATGAGGAAAGAAACCAGTGGCTTGATGAGCTTGGCTTCGGTGTCGGTATCAGCCACGATGGCCCCGGCTACCACGCACGCGGCCTTGACCCAATGGATGACCCAGAGAAACGTGCTGCCATCATGGATCTGTACGCACGTCTAAAGCCAAAAGGACGCATCAGCATCAACGCCATGATGCACAAAGACAACCCAAGTCGCGCTGCGGTACAGGATTGGCTGCGGGAGCGCTTTGGTGATGATGTGATGATTGGCGAGGGGGCGTTCATTGACCCGTATGACGAGGGCGGCATGGCCGCAACGCTGAAGACCCAAGCTGAGCAGATTGGCTACCGCACTACTGCCTTTGATGAGTTGCGTACCGGAAAAGTCGGCAACTTTGATATTGCACGTCAGAAAATCAAGGGGTTCGTGGACTCGGTGCGCCACGCCCGACCCGCCAGCACTCTTGGCCAGAAGTGCGGTATGGACAAGACGGACAACATGGCCGTGGACTTGCATGGCAATGTTATTACCTGCCAGAACGTCAGCGCGGCCTCCACCGGCCCGAACGGCCAGAGTCATCTGATCGGTAAGCTGAGTGACTTGGCTTCCATCAAGATGAAAACCGCTACCCACTGGAGCAAGCGCGACGAATGCACCAGTTGCCCAGTCCTTCAACTGTGTCAAGGCTCTTGCATGTTTCTGCATGGCCCGCTCTGGGACGCCGGCTGTGATGCCAGCTACTCGGACAACATCCCCTTCTTTGCGGCTGGCCTGGAGTATTTGACGGGCTGCAAGCCGGTCTATATCGAGGGTGAGTTTCGAGAGTCGCGTAAGGACATTTTTGGGCTGGTGAACGGCATTCCCAAGGAGCCTGCCAAGAAGCGGGTGATTCCCATCGGAGTGGCCCGTGCCTGATCCGTCGCTCTCGCACGCCATTCGCGAGGCCTACGCCAGCGCCCCCACCGATGTTGTGATTCTGCACACGCTGGAGTTTCGCCATCCTGAGTTTCGGGATGAGGCGGGTAACACCACCGCCATCCGGGTGGTGCGCGACCAGGTCGATCTCGAAGCAAGGCTTGAAGCGTCCGCTCCGGCCAATGGCGGGGAGACGGTGCGCTTTGTGGCGATGGCGTTTGATCTGGAATTGCCGCCAGTCGATGTAACCCCGGTGCCCGAGATCGTGGTGACCCTGGACAACGTTTCCCGCGAAATTGTGCGCCACCTCGATGCTGCCGTCCAGTCGCAAGCCATGATCGAAGTGACCTACCGGCCTTATCTCTCCAATGATCTGGCAGGACCGCAAATGGACCCGCCGATCACCCTGGTACTGACAGAGGTGGAGGCCGACGTGCACCGTATCACTGCACGGGCCCGAATGATGGACATCGGCAACAAGACTTTCCCCGGGCGCACCTACACGGCCACCGAGTTTCCAGGATTAACGAGATGATGGCAGTGACAAGCGTGATGGAAACAGAGGCTGCGCACTGGGCCAGCGCCTGGCTTGGCCGTTTGTGGAGAGCAGGTGGGCGTGGGCCGGAGGCGTTTGATTGCTGGGGCTTGTTTCTTGCCGTTCAGCGCTCGCGCTTCGCACGGGATCTGCCAGAAATTCCGGTTGATGCCTTGAATCTGCGCACCGTGATCCAGACGTTTCGTGACCATCCGCAAAGGCAGCATTGGCGCCTGGTCGATTCTGCGCTGGAGGGGGACGCCGTGCTGATGCGCCAGTCTCGCTTTTGCGTTCACGTCGGCGTCTGGCTCGCAGCCGATGGGGGCGGCGTGCTGCATTGCGTGCAAGACAGTGGAGTCGTGTTTCAGAGCAAGTCCGCACTCTCGCAGCACGGCTGGCAGATCGCTGGCTTTTACCGGTTTGAGGCAACAGCATGAACACAGGCAACGTTATTTGTCACGTCCTTGGTCACGTCGTTTGTCACGTCATTTGGCTGCGCAATCCCTTTCAGATCGACTCGCGCGAGGTGTACCGGGTCAAACCAGGCTCCACCGTGCGGGACTGGCTGGACTCGCAGGGTTTGGTCGAATTTGAGCTGCCTACCGTTTGCATTCTGAACGGCACGCCGCTCCTGCGTGCTGACTGGCCTACGCACGGCTTTGCTCAAAATGATGTCGCCGTTTTTATTGCGCTGCCCCTGGGCGGTGGTGGTGGCGGTAAAAATCCGCTGCGCACCGTTTTGATGATCGCCGTGATGGTGGTGGCCAACGTCTATGGCGGTCCATTGGCGGGCGCAATGGGGTTTTCTGGAGCATTTGCGACAGCCGCCGCATCGGCTGCGATTGCGGTGGCGGGCTCAGTCCTGGTCAATGCGCTGGTGCCTCTGCCCACCGCCAATCTGCCCAATGCCTCTGCCTCAGGGGTTTCACCCAGCCCCACCTACTCACTGCAAGCCCAGGGAAACTACGCGCGCCTCTCGCAACCCATTCCCGTGGTTTACGGGCGCCACCTGATCTACCCAGATCTGGCCGCGACCCCTTATGCCGAATACGTGGGCAACGAGCAATATGTCCACCAGTTGCACGTGATTGGCCAAGGTGAATACGACATTGAAAAAATCCGGATCGAGGACACGCCGCTGGATTCGTTTATCGAGATCGAGGCCCAGGTGATTCTGCCCGGCGGGGCCAACACATTGTTCAATCACGATGTGGTCACTGCCCCGGAAGTGGCAGGCCAGGAACTGATTGCCGTGGGTGACCTGGGTGGCCTGGGTGAAATGAGCGGACGCATCCTGGGACCCTTCACCATCAACCCGGCGCAAACCCAGATTGCCGAGATCGGTTTGGATCTTCTGATGATGCGCGGTCTTTACTACGCCAATGACGACGGCAGCCTGTCGGCCAAGACGCTCAACTGGCGTGTCGAGGTGCGCGCCATCGATGCCCTGGGCGATGCGGTGTCCAACTGGGTGGTGCTGGCCGAGCCATCACACTCGGCGGCCACGGGTGAGGCGCTGCGCCTGTCTTTCAAGTACCCGGTCGCACCAAGTCGCTACGAGGTGCGCTTGCAGCGCCTGGACAGCAAAGACAGCAGCAACCGTGCTGGACACGAACTGCGCTGGGGCGAGGTGCGCGGCTATCTGGTCAACCCCAGCGTGCCAGCTAATCTGACCTTGCTGGCGCTCAAGATGCGCGCCACGGACAACCTGTCGCAGCGCTCCAGCCGGATGGTCAATTGTCTGGTGACACGCAAACTCTCGGTGTGGTCGGCGGAGTCGGGCTGGAGTAACCCGCAGCCCACACGCTCGATTGCCTGGGCATTTGCCGATGCGGTTCGCGCCAGCTACGGCGCAAAACTGACCGATGCCCGGCTTGATCTGGCCGCCTTGTACCGGCTCGATCAAACTTGGGAAGCGCGTGGCGACACCTTTGATGCGGTGTTCGACCAGAGCATCACGGTGTGGGAGGCGATGACGCGCATTGCCCGGTGTGGGCGGGCTGTGCCGTTTTTACAGGGCGGCGTGGTGCGCATCGTGCGCGATGAACAAAAAACGATGCCGGTGGCCCTGTTCTCGGCCCGCAACATCGTCAGGGGCAGCCTCAAAATTCAATACGTGATGCCGGGCGAAGACACGGCCGACGCTGTCACCGTTGAATACTTCAACCCCAAGACCTGGAAACCTGACGAAGTCACTGTGACTCTCCTGGGCTCCACCTCCGACAAACCGGCCAAAGTCAATCTCTTTGGCTGCACCAGTGAGGCCCAAGCGGTCCGGGAGGGGAAATACATTGCAGCGGCCAACCGGTATCGGCGCCGCCTCATCACCCTGAGCACCGAGATGGAAGGCTTGATTCCGACCTATGGCGACTTGATTGCCATCAGCCATGACATGCCCAGTTGGGGTGTGAGTGGGGACGTGTTGGCGTGGGATGGCACAACAAAGACAGCAACGCTCTCGGAGCCGCTGGCATGGCAAGCAGGTGTCAGCCACTACCTCGCACTGCGCAATGCCGATGGCTCGGTGGCCGGGCCCTACCGCGTCAATCGGGGTGCGACCGATCGGTACGTGGTGTTCGAGGCCGCACCGGACAGCACCCTGCAGACCGGCTCAAGCTCAGAGCGTACGCACTTCGCCTTTGGCGCGGGTGAGGCATGGAGCCAGTTGGCGAGAGTGATGGGCATCCGTCCCCGTGGCGCGCAAGTGGAAATCACCTGCGTCGCAGAAAACCAGGCGGTGCACAGCGCCGATCAAGGCTGACGCAACCTTAAATTTCAACCATCCCGTGTTGAGCAACCGCCCGCCTGGTGCAAATCAGAGCGGGCTTTTTTATTTTTGGAGAACCGAATGTTAGAAGATCCCGGAAAACAATCTACCCGTCAGCAAGCCGACATCTTGAACTTGCGCCCTGAAGATCTTGATGAACTCCTGACCCGCGCCGCCGAACGCGGTGCCGAACGCGTGCTGGCCTGTCTTGGTTTGGAAAACGGCCGCGCTGCAGCCGACATCCGGGACCTGCGGGGTCTCATCGATGCCTGGCGGGAAGCGCGCCACACGGCATGGCAGACCACCGTGAAGGTGTTGACGACTGGCGTGCTGGCAGCGCTCTTGGTTGGCGTGGCCATCAAGTTGCGCCTGATGGGAGGCACCCAATGATTGAGACACTATTGGGTGGGCTGTTGGGTGGCGCGTTTCGACTGGCTCCCGAGATTCTGAAATGGTTCGACCGCCAAGGCGAGCGTGGCCATGAGTTGGCCATGCAGGACAAAGCGCTGGAGTTCGAGAAACTGCGTGGTGCCCAGCGCATGTCTGAGATCGGCGCGGCGTCCGATGGCGCGTGGAACACCGGCGTGATTGAAACCTTAAGGGAGGCGGTTGCCGCGCAGGGCAGGCCGTCGGGTGTGAAGTGGGCAGATGCTTTGTCGACCACGGTGCGCCCGGTCATCACCTATCTGTTCATGGCCTTGTACTGCACGGCCAAAGGCACAGCCTTCTTTGCGGCGCTCAATGGCGGAGCCGGATGGGTTGAAGCCGTGCAAGCAGCTTGGACTGGTGCCGACCAGGCGCTGTGGGCTGGGGTGCTGAACTTTTGGTTTTTGTCGCGGACCTTCGAGAAGGCGGGGCGGTGATCGAAGTGCCGCAGGCCGCGATTGATCTGGCCAAGCGGTTTGAGGGGTTCTGCCGGGTGCCCAAGTCAGACCCAACGCGCGCCTACCCTTATGTCTGCCCGGCTGGATATCACACCATCGGGTTTGGGCATCTGTGCAAGCCAGATCACCCGCCGATCACCGAAGCGGAAGCTGAGGTGTACCTGGCGCAAGACCTGATGACGGCCCTCACCGCCACACTGTGGTATTGCCCTGTGCTGGCCACGGAGTCTGATTCGCGGCTGGTCGCCATCGTCGACTTCACCTTCAACCTTGGTGCGGGCCGCCTGCAAACATCAACGCTACGGCGGCGCATCAATCAGCGGGCCTGGGCGTCGTCCGCGGTGGAGTTGCGCCGGTGGGTGTATGGCGGTGGGGTTGTGCTGCCGGGACTGGTGATTAGGCGGGAGGCGGAGGTGGCGTTGGTTTTGTGATGGCCTGCGTCCCTACACTTTTACCTGCGCCGCCTGCGAAAAACTAGCCGAGGATGCGGCCCAGACGACGTTGATGCTGCTTGAGTTTCAGCGTTGGAATGCCGTGCAATCTAAAAATGGCCAGGATAAAAGTGGCCCATAAAAAGTGGTCCATAAATAGTCGTCACTAAAAACGCAGCCAACTGTCGTTGCCCGATCAGACCCCGTCTTCATCATCCCCGTGGGTGGTGAAGGCGGGGTCTTTTGTCGTTTCTGAGTTTCTGAAGCGCTCTACGCGCCCATCATTTTTGCGTCAATCACTTGACTTCTTAAAGCGCCAGAGCGTTCATGGCTGCTGTTCACCACCAGCGGAGTATGCAGGCCTATGAATTTTCTCACCACACAGCAATTAGCCGTCCGTCTCGGGCTGACTTCCATCACCCTGCACATCTGGCGTAGCAAAGGGGTTGGCCTTCCATTTCAAAAAATTGGCCCTCGTGTGTTTTATCGGCTCGAAGACGTCCAAGCCTACGAAAGGTGTCAAGTTGCGGGCCTGATTGAGCACGTTTTGGTTGCCGATCAGCCTCTTCCCAAGCTTCGTTCCATGCTGCATTCAACCCGCGTTCCTCGGCACCGCCTGAGCGCGGCTGGGGTGCCGCCACTGTCCGTTGGCAATACCGATTTATCAGCCAACCCACTGGCGTTATGAGTGTTCATGCTGAGTTCGGGTCACCTCTGAAGTGCCAATGAAATCACAGTTTTTAACAACGCAGCAAGCCGCCGAGCGCTTAGGCCTGACCCCCGGCAGTCTGCAGGAGTTGCGCTGGCGGGACGATGGCTTGCCGATTTTTCAACAAGGGCCGAACGTTCACTACCGGTTGGAAGACCTGGAGGCTTTTGAACAACGCGAGTTGCGCAAGCTCCTGACGCAGGCCTTGCAGCACGACCGGCCGTTGCCCCTCATCCGCTCGATTGCCCGCTCGCTGAATTTGGCGGTCAACACCCTGGGTGTCGAGCGCGACGCGGTGGTCTTCAAAGCGTTGCGTGAGGACTT